TATAACGCAACCCTAGCAGCAAGTGGTGGACCTAAGCAACAGGACACTACTACTAAATATACCAAGCAAATTCAGACTGCATTGCAGTTTAAAGACCTAGGTGATGCTCGTCAATATTATAGTGATTCTTACTTTGCTGCATTTGGAGAATATCCTCCAGCAGAACTTGATCAGAAGTTTCAAGACAGTTGGAATGCAAATGTTGTCAGTCAGAATCAGCCTACTACTACAACAACTAAAACAGAGTTTGCTCCTGTTTACGATAAGAAAAGCAAGCCTGTTCTAGATAAAGCAACAGGAACTCAGAAGAAAGACAAGTTTGGCAATCTAGTATATGCAAAGATTGCCGTAAATCAAAGTGGACAGAAACAATACGAAACAACAAGTACTGGTATTAGTACTGCGCAGGGTGAAGGATTTACTGGAGACGAGCAGAAGCAATTCCTTGCTACATTCTTGTCAGAGAACTACCCTACAACAGATTACAGTGTTGGGGATGTTGGTGGTTCAGCCAAGAGCATTTATGATGCTATCATTGAAACACATAAGGCTAACTTTACAACTCCACCTCCGTTTTCTGCCGTATCTGGCCTAATCAATCAAATGATTGGAACTCCAGATGAGAAAGTTCAGACAGAACTATTTAGTCAATATACTGCTGATATACAAACCAATGCAGTTACACGCTTTAATAGCCTAGGTTCAATTATTAAGCCAGGAGAAAATGCCGCTAAATATATTTCTCCAATACTAGCAAACCTATCTAGTGTCTTTGAAAAAGAAATCACAATTGATAGTGACATTGCAAAGCAAGTCTTTAACTTCAAGGGCGAAGATGGAAAGTACAGAATGCCTAATGAGTTTGAACTGAGCAAGTTTATCAAGTCTCGTCCTGAATATGGTAAGACATCTACAGCAATTAACGAGTCAATAAACATGGCTCAGTCACTTAAGAATGCGTTGGGGTAGCAAATGGTGGAAAAGAAAAAAGTAGCAACCAACCAGGATCTTATTGATGCAGCCAATAAAAAGAATAAAGAGGCTTTAGAAAAGGCTAGTGCAGCAAAGGCTACAATAGATAGACTAACCCCTGCTGTCCCAGTTGCTCAAGAAGTAATTAAAAGAGCAGCAAGCGGAACTGCCCTTGCACAAAAGATTGCTAAGAAAAATGGCGATGTAGCAAAGTCAAAAACTTTGATTACTAAGTTTGAAGGATATGCAACTCAAGTCAAAAATGAAACTCTTATTCCTTTTGCTGTAGCACAGGAAACTTTACGTACAGCATTACGTTCTCAGGTAGGTATTCCAGAAGCAATATATGAGGATGCGCCAGATGTAAGAACAACTAATATTACAGTCCTAAAGTCTTTATTAAAGGCTCAAGGATTTAGTTCTACCCTTATTGATTCATCTGCAACATACTTACAAAAACTTCTTCTTCAGGAAAACCTAGACTATGACAACGCAGTTGAGGTATTCTTAAACTCTAAAGAATATTCATTTAGCGACGGGACCACAGTAACCTCTCCGTTCTATACTGAGTATGGATACCTTAATGAAGGACTTACTGTTCCTAAGACAGCACGTGAACTATACGGTGCGGTTGAGGGCTACAAAGGCGTTATAGATACCTATGGCCTAAGCCAGAAGTATCTTAGCGTAGACTCATTAAAGGGCTATGTAAAGAACAATGTAACTGTTGCAGACCTTGCAGAGCGTGCAAATATAAATTCTATTCGTGCATTAGAGGCAGATCCTTTCCAAGTTGCAGCACTTCAAAAGCAAGGCTTCATTGGAACATCAGCAAATCTTATAGATTTCTACATGGACGAAAAGATTGGTAAAGAGCAGTTAGAACTTAACCGTCAGACTGGTGTATTTACAGCAGAAGCACTCCGCCGTGAAAAGGCTGGAGTAGTTGCATCAGAGGCCCAGTTGGCTGGGTTCAAGCAACTTACAGCAACTCTTGCTGCTAAGGGTTACTCAGAAGCACAGATATCACAACTTGCTGCTACTGGTTTTGAAAACATTTCACAGACACTTGATCCTCTTGCTAAGTACGCAGGTATTTACGAGAAGGCTGGTGGCACTGTTGCAAGCAACCTTGCCGTTAAAGAAGGTTTACAGTCAAGCCTACTTGGAGAAGAATTTTTAGGAACTGAATCTGAACGACGCAAGCGTTTAGCAGAACAAAACCTAAGAGCATTCCAAGCACAATCAGGAACAACGACTACATCGTTGAAGACTCCTGGAGTCGCAGGACTCATATAAAGAATCCCCACCTGGACCTATCGGCCCCAGGGGGCGTACAAGACCGAGAGTACAAGCCAATCCAGATCCCCGTCTGACATTGAGGTGTGCGAATACTACTACAAAGGGAGAATCGCTATGAGCGAAAACCGCGACAACTACTGGGCAGATGAAGAAGAAGACGAAGAGACTACCAATGTCTACGAGTCAGATACAGACCTTGTTAAGAAACTGCGTAAGGCTTTAAAAGTCGAGCAGCGTAAAAACAAAGAACTAGAAACTTCATATGGTGAAGTCACCAAAGCCCAAAAAGAGCGGATCTTAAAGGATGTACTTGCATCCAAGGGTGTTAGCCCAAAGATAGCGCAGTTTATTCCAGCAGATATCGAGGCATCTGAAGATGCTATTAGTGCCTGGCTTGACAATAATGGAGATGTATTCGGATACACTCCAACTGAAAAGTCAAAGGTTAATCAAGAAGATATCTCTTCTATGAAGAAAATGGATGCTGTGCTAACTGGTGCTGAAACACCTATTTCATCTGATGACATGCAAAATCGCATTGCGAATGCAGAATCTGAAGAAGAAATTATTTCCATTCTCAGCGGTCAATAAACCGCACACTCAACTAAACAGAAAGGGGATATCGCTAAATGGCTGATATCTTTTCAACCTCGACCTCTGGTTTAGGTTCCAATCTAGTAACGATGGCGTACGATAAGTTAATTGAAATTAACTTACGTTCAACGCCACAGTTCCGCGCAATTGCGGACAAGAAGGTCGGAAACCCAACTCACGATGGTTCTTCAATCCGTTTCCAGTTCCACAACGATATTGCTGACACCACAATTGCTGGTGCAACACTCGCTGAAACTGTAGATCCAGATGCAGTAGCACTACCATCAACTACAACACTAGATGTCGCACAGACAGAACTAGGTCGCGTAGTACTTCCAACACGCAAGTTGTCACTATTGTCACTTGCTGACGTAGATCCATGGATTGCTAACGCAGTTGCGTTCAACATGGCAACTACACTAGATAACGGTATTGCCGCTATCCTAGATGCAGGCACAAACGTTATTCGTGAGTCTGCTGGAGCACTTTCAACAACTGCTGCTAAGTCAACAATCACAACAACAGACACATTCAAGGGACGCGACGTACGTTACGCTGTAACTAAGTTACGCGCTGCTAACGTTGTTCCTCGTGGCGGAATGTATGTTTCATACATCCACCCAGAAGTTTCACATGATCTCCGCACAGAGACAGGTAACAACATCTGGCGTACACCACATGAGTACCAAAATGTTGGTCCTCTATTTGCTGGTGAACTAGGCGCATGGGAAGGTGTCCGTTTCATCGAGACACCACGCATGACTAACAACAACACAGGTGCTGCTCAAACAGCACTCGCAACTGCAGCAGCAGTAAGCGGAGTTTCAGGCGAGTTCACAATCGTTGCAGCAAACGCTGCATTTGGTGGTCTTGCTGAGGTTGGCGATGCCATCTCAGGAACTAACGTAGGCTCAGGTGCTTTGATTACAGCAATCTCAGTTGGCGCAACAAACACTACATTCACAGTGTCTGTCGCTAACTCAGGTACAGTTGGAACAAACACACTTACAGTTACTCCAAAGGCTCGTGTTTACAACACTTACGTACTAGGACAGCAAGCACTTGCTGAAGCAGTATGGAAGGAACCAGGCATTGAGTTTGGTAACGTTGTAGACAAGTTGAACCGTTTCCGCCCAGTCGGCTGGCACGGTATCATCAACTGGTCTGTATACCGCCAAGAGGCGCTATACCGCATTGAGACTGCTTCTTCAGTTCGTCCATAAGAAGTAATCTAAGTAATTAGATGGGTGGGGCAGGGGGCAACTCCTGCTCTATCCATAAAACGGCTTAGGAGGATACATGGCATACAGATTCACAACACCTACAGTAAGCGAAGGCCCTGCAGGTGAAGGCGCCTTATTTAGCCGTTACAGGCTTGTGAGGGGCATTACAGTTCTTAAGATAGACGGAGAATACTACGAAGTTAGATTCCCTTCATCTGAGGAGACCACAGAGGCAGATATTGCCTACATTGGTGGGTATTCCTATGAAGTAAGCGAAGGCGAAAAGGCTGCTCTTGAAGCAGCAGGCTACACAGTGGAGACGGTATGAGACACAGATTAGATCATCCAGAGGACGTTGAAGGTTGCTTTGGCTGCAAGGTATTAGGACTCCAAATGAGTCCAGGAGATGCATCATC